TTACTTTGCCCACAGGATTTTCTGGGCGTACCACTACGGGTACTGGCCAAAGCAAATTGACCACATAAACTGCAAGTTTGCCGATAACAGAATAGGCAACCTCAGAGAGGCTACGCAGACCGAGAACAGGTGGAACTCAAAACGAAGAATCAAAACCAAGTCAAACGTGAAGGGTGTGTATAAGCGTGGGAGAAGACTTTACGAGGCGCACATAATGGCGAACGGAAAGAGGTATTATTTTGGGAGATTTGCTCGAAAATCTGACGCAGCCAGAGCCGTCACCACCGCAAGAAAAGCGTTGCATAAAACATTTGCTAGGTCTGGTTAATAGAGGAACCTTTACCGCCACCAAGGAGGAGTTCTATCAAATCGTGATGTCAGAACATGAGGCGAAGATAGAAGGGCTGGCAAGGTATGTTTTGACGCTTCCTACGAAGGAGGCGAGGAGGAAGTGGCTTGACCAATTTGAGGCCAAGCACAATTTGACAATAGCCGAGGAACTAAAAGAGAGAATTACTCAGATTCATAGAGAGCGCGTTCGTGCTTCCGGCGCTTAACTAGACCAGGCAGTTCCTTGCCACCCGCCTTAGTCCAAGCCATAAAAGCCTTTGCCGCGCCCTCAAAGTCACCACGGTTGTGCTTCATGCGGATGGTTGACCTTTGGAGGTTGCCAAGCCCGACGTTGAAGGAGAAGGAAACCAAAGCGTCAAAGCGGCCTTGAGTAAGTCCACCTGGACAGAGGCGCAAAACACCTCGCTCGAATGTAACCAAGTCTGTAGCCAAGATAGCATCGACTTCTGCCATGCTGAGAACTCTGTCCCACTCTGGGGGAAGGGGTATATTTTTGCGCTCATCTAGCTTCACCCTTATGTGGTTGGGGTCGATAACGTGTCCTACACCCACCGTCCAAAGCAAGGCAGGGCAACGGTAAGGTTTTGTCCTTACTCCCTCGTCCTTCTTTATGCCCTCAATCGCTTCCTTGCTTACCTTCACTTCTTACCCCATTGCCTACTTCCGAACCAGAACGCAATAATCCCAGACAGTAGTGCCATCTCGTCCTCGGAGAAGATGACATCCGTGGCGGCTATGAACTTCTCTACGTCCATCTCGCCAAGACCACCGCGAAGCAAGAAGTAGGTAAGCCCGATGTTGATTAGCACCAACTCTAGGACGAAGATAAAGGTAACCGCAGGACGCACGATACCGTTCAGGTTGACGACCCAGTTGGAAGCCCTAGCCATGATAGCCTTGTCATGCTCTAAAGCCGCGCCTTGGCGGTCTGCGTCGGTCTGGAGTGCTATCTGGTCTGTCCGAATCTCCTCGACCTTCTGCTGGGCAAGAAAACCGCGTTCTGCAAGGGCTAACTCGCGTTCCGTCTGCATCTGGGCTAACTTTAACTCTTGAGTCTTATCAGCCTTGTCTTGGAAGAAGTTTAGGACTTGCGGTAAGCCAGAAGCTAGGAATCCGATAGCGGAGGATATTAGGGATAGCATTACAGGTGTCCTTTGAAGATGTAGTAAGTGGTAACTATGATTGTGGCGGCCAAGAAGCACATAATCTTGAGTTCGCGCAGTTTCTTTAGGTCACGCCCAAGCTCGTCGCGTCCCTCCTTGACCTCCTTCATCTGGCGTTCTTTGATGGCTTGGATGTCCTTCCACTCGAACTCTGCCTTCTCCTTGCCATAACGCTCTACGAGCTGTTGGAACAGGTCGTCTTCGGCTTCCTTGATTTCTTTCAATCTGCGCCACTCTGCAAAGGCCGTGAGGATGGTGGTGTCGCCCTTCACCACCCGTTGCTTCTTCTGGAATTGTTGCTTGGCTTGGAGTTCTGCGACCCCTAACTTCTGTATGTCTTGGACTACTGATTCTATTTCCTTGCCCGCCGCAAGTGCGCTTTTTATGCCCTGCGCTGCACTTTTTGCCGAGGTTACTAATTCACTCATTTATCCCACTTTCTCTCCTCGAAAGTAAGCCACCCCATTTATTACTTCACATAGTTCTGGAGGTAATAACATACCATTTTTGAATGTCAGCACCGCGAAACCAGAACACCAGTTCACGGGGTTTTCTTCTGTGTAAACAAACTGGTCGCCGTAAGGCTCCGCAAGCGTCCCTGAATCTACTCCCCAACGTCTGCCGTTGTAGTCAGACCACGGGGTTACTTTTAGTTGGTGCAAGTGTCCTGTAACGATACTGCGCCCAGAACGGAGGGTATTATTGTAACTAGCGTGGATACCGTTCCCCCATCTATGCTTTACAACTAACGAGTTGTTTATATCCACCCGCCATCCTGTATGCCAGCCTGGAAAATAATCCCAAAGGTTACTAAACTCAGATAACTCTGGGGCGTGGGTAGCAATGTAGTTAAAAAGCCTCACATCGTGATTTCCAAACGTCCAGAACTTAGTAGCGTTCTTAGAGGCGTTGGCAATCTCATGTAGACGGTCTTGGCAGGCTTCTATCTCTTGCTTAGGGGTAGGGGGGTTAGTTCCCATTAGGGCGGCGTGGCGGCTGATTCTAGCCCCATCAAAGCAGTCCCCGTTGATGATGGTCGTTTTCGGCTTAAATTCGGTCAGTAGGGAAACGAAAGCCTTGTGCGCTACGGTTTCCTCGCCAGGCCAGTAGTGGCAGTCGGAGGCTATAAAGACGTGACCGTTGTCTACGGTGTGGGAGATAACCCTGCGGTTATCTGGGATGTATGTGTTGGCGATGCTGTGTTGTCTTGCGGCAAAGGAGGGTAGGGATACGTCCTTTAGTGCCGCCCGCCTTCGGTAAACCGTACCAACGTCTATGCCTAGAACCTGCGCTACCTTCTGTGGACTGCCGTATGTCTTAAACGCCGCTATTAGTTCCTCGTCCGACACCTTTTTTAGTGCTACCACGCTTCCTCCCGCTAAGAGTCATTACGTCAATTGGCTCATGGGAGGATGTATCGTACAGACACGCCAGCCTTACTGCTTCTGCCGGAGTTAAACCTAAGTGCATGGCAGCGATAGCAAAGTTTGCCCCAGTTCCAATTGCCCAAAAGTCGTTCTTTATCTTCGCAGGAATGATGGTACTTTCGTAAATCCAAATGCCATCACTTCTGAGTTCAAGAACGGTCACATCCGTATCCGAGTCTAGGTCAGCCCCAGACTCCAACGAATTGTAGAACTTTAATAGTTTATCCCAATCCCCGCAACCCCCGTAGACGCTGTTCTCGCCCCTACGGAGTTTCTCTACAAGGTAGAAGGAGTCATCACCGCTGACCATCGAATCTGCGGCAATTTCTCCCGTAGACGCTTTGGCCGCGATGGTGGTCATTTAGTCACTAGGCTTAGTAGAAGAAGGATTATGCAACCAGCAGAGCCGATTAGGATTTGCTCTAGGCGCTTTAGCCTGGCGTTTATCCCAAGATAGCGTTCAGCACAGACAGCTTCGTGGGTGTCAAGTTGGCCTTTGACCTCTACGATTGTTGTCATCAGCTAGGCCATCCCTGTGCGCCTACCACCGCAATTAAAGCCTCGACTGTGGTGCAGGCCGCAATCGCAGTCTCTAACCTATCGCACTCAGCAACAATCGCCGCACGTTTAGCGACTACTGTAGCGGGTATGTCTACATTGCGCTCTGCCTTACGCACTACCATCCAGTCAGTCTTGGCAAGCAACTTTCCAGCCGTGTCTTTGACCTGTGCAATCCATTGGCTCTTAAGTCCTTTGGTTACCAGACGCTCTGTCGAGTCCACCATCGCAGGCTCACCGTTGACCTCACCCAAGACCTTGACATACATAGGGTTGCCGTCTTGGTCTACTTCCTCACGGTCATTTAAAAGTTTAGGATTGCCTACGCCCCAGTAGAACCGTTGGTCATACTGCTCAGGGTCTGCTACCTCAGTCACGCCTAACTGCTCACGCAGGGCAGGGTCACGCAGGTGCGGGTAGCGTATGCCACCGATGACTTGTTCAGAGTCGATTGATATGGGATTACCGTTTAGTTGAAACATTTGTTGCTCCTATCGTGCGAGGGAGTATTTAAAAGGATTTTCTGCTAATGCCATGTATATGTAGGTTCCACCAGATTCATTATGGCTTGAAGTTCTAAACTTAAATCCGTTTGACAAAAAGTCAATGTCGTAAGTCGATGTAACTTCTGCGCTTGATGAATTTGCCCATACCCGACTATTTGTTGTGTTGTATGTGTTTCTAGCGGCATCATGAATAGCCCAATCAGATGTGCTGTCGGTTCGTTTCATCATCACAAACCTCGGCCTAAACCCTGTGTATACGAAAACACCATCCGTAGAACCATTGCCCGTGTAACTTCCGAAGGCACAATAACCAGCCACGGGTGCAAATGCGTAACAAATCATTCCAGCCGCATTACTGCCGTTTGTTTTGTTGTCTGTGCCAACAGAAAATACAGTTGATGTTGGGGTTGTGTTGTTCCAATAAGCGGCACTTGTTCCAGACTGAGCATTTGTACTATTTAGATTTAATAATCTTTGATTACCAACAGATACATGGTAAACAGCCCAGTTATCAACAACGCCTCTTTCTTTGATTATCAACATACTTGGAACAGCGCCTAGTCCATGCCCTACTGTAGCATTAGCCGCTGTACCTACCCACCCAACAACCGAAAATCCAGCCGTGGTATTTGCACTCACCGTAGATGTAATCGTGCCAGCCGTGTTAGATGAGCCAGCACCGTTGGCTTTCCAGTTCCATGCGACATAGGTTGCACTACTTGTATTAAGTTGA